ATAAATAAGAGTACTATGCCAGCGTCTTTCAACTTTTTGCAAAACAAATATACCAACTGGTATACCAATATCATTGCCAGCGCCCAGATCAGAGTTATCTCAGGCTATACTGAGAAGCATCATATTATTCCTAAAAGTTTAGGTGGTGGTAACACGCAGAAAAACTTAGTAAAATTAACTGCACGAGAACATTTTATTTGCCATTGGTTGCTTACCAAAATGGTACACGATACAAAACACCAATACCAAATGTGGAATGCATTTAGTTGTATGCTATATCGAAAAAGACCTGATCAAGATCGATATAAAATTAATTCTAAGAAATTTGAAGGCATAAAAAAAGCGGGCACGGAAATTAAGAGCAAACGGTGGAGCGGTGAAGGTAATCCTATGTATGGCAGGCGTGGTAAAGATCATCCTGCATATGGAAAAGAATGGACTGATGAGCATCGTAAAAATGCTAGTATTTCTCATCAGGGGCAAATTAGAAGTATTGAATCTCGACAGAAACAATCTGAAAAAACTAAAGGCCGGGTGCAATCAGCCGATCATATTGCTAAACGGGCCAGATCAGGAGAGCAGAATCACATGTACGGAAAAAAACGAAAACCAGAATCTATTGCTAAAATGCTAGCCACCCGAGAACATAAAAGATTATTAAAATTAGCAGAAGGAAGTATACCATGCCTCGGTTAAGCCTCTACCGTTCCCAAAAATCCAACGATTTCAAGTTCTTTGACCGGATCATCAAAGAGCAGTTCACAGTGGGCGGTACTGACTTGTACATCCACAAATATTTGGGTATAAAAGATCAAGGACCAAGTGTCGATCATACTCAACCACAGTATGATCAATTAGACCCGACAAACATACAAGATTTACTATTCCTAGAGAATCGTGACAGAAAGTATGAACCAAACATCTACCGTGTTCGCGGGCATTACACCATTCAAAACTTAGATTTTGATTTGAGTCAGTTTGGGTTGTTCCTGAATAACGATGTGATTTTCATTACTATTCACTATAATGAAATGATTGATTTGATTGGCCGTAAATTGATGGTTGGTGATGTACTTGAGTTACCCCACTTAACTGACTATCATCCATTGAATGAAACTATACCAACCGCACTGCGCAGATACTATCAAGTCACTGATGGAGATTTTGCTAGTGAAGGTTTTAGTAACACCTGGTATCCTCATCTATGGCGTATCAAATGTGAACCATTAGTTGATAGCCAAGAGTTCAGTAATATTCTTGATCAACCTACAAATAAAGATAACTACTTAGGTGATTGGGACAAGACTACTCTATATCCTGCAGGATATACTATCAGCTTTGGTGACAAAAATTATCTTACTAAAATAGATACCCCTGCAGGTATACCATGCACAGATACAACATACTGGGAGCCTGATACGGCTGATAACTTAAAAGACATTCTAAGTCGCTATAACACTAACATCAAAATCAATGATGCAGCAATTGCCGAGGCTACTCGATTGCTACCTGCATCAGGATACGACCGTACTCAGTTATATGTTGCACCACTTGGTGATGATAACACTCCGGTGCCCCCTGTAAATGTTGTCTATCTAAAAGGCACACCTAAGTTGCCCACCGGAGATCTTACGTTGATAACATCGCCCGGCTATAAACATGCTGCCCCTGTAATTCGTATCGCGGCCGCAGCAATGCAAAGTATATGGGATATGACTGCGGATGGTGATCACACTAAACTAACTGAATTTATTAAGATGAGTTTGAAGGTTGCTGAAATAAAACCTGACCGAACCGACACTGGCTCCGGCGCGGTAACCGGCAAACTAGTATTGACTGCAAAATCACTAGGTGCAGTCAGTGGACCGTATGGAACTGCTGACGGCACCTATGCTGTGTCGGATCAGCACCCGGCGGCGCCAAACTTTACGGGTACTCCGATACCTGATGTTATGGATTACCGAGCAGACTCTGATCCTAGATATCACTTTGTTGCTAAGACTAGCCCGCGCGGATTCGGATATACTGATGGTTATCTAGTTGGTACTGCTGCTGCACCTAACGGATTACCTACTGGTAGTGGAATTTCATTCCCATCTAATCCTAAGTCGGGTGACTACTTCTTACGCACTGATTACTTACCGCAACAGCTATTCCGTTGGGATAGCAGATTATGGGTTAAGATTAGCGAGAATGTACGAACTGGTACCGGACTGGGCCCTAATGACAAGTCACAAAGAGCATCCTTCATCAACAACAGTAATGTTACTGTATTGACTAACGGTACAACTGTACCCGAGAAACAAGCTCTATCGCAGATATTCAAAATCCAAGTAGATTAAGGAACACAATGGCCGCCCACTTTTATGATAATCAGATCCGAAGATTTTTAATCCAATTTGCGAGGGTGTTTTCAGACTGGCAAGTTACAAAGGGCAAAGACCCCGCAGGTAATGACATTCTAACTCGCGTTCCTATCCAATACGGTGATAGTAGCAGAATGGCTCAAGTGCAGATAGCTAACAACAGCCCTAGTAGTTTACCTAGTGCTCCGTTGATTTCGTACTATGTTAGTGGGTTTGAATATGACCAACGTAGGACACAAGACCCATACTTCGTTGACAAGTTATCAGTGAGACAACGCACTTTCAATACAGACACTCGACAGTACGAACCCACACAAAGTCAAGCATTTACCGTAGAGCGAGTCATGCCAGTCCCATATACATTAAGAATTACGGTCGACTTTTGGACTACTAACTATCAGCAAAAATTAGAACTACTTGAGCAGATTGGTGTATTGTTTAATCCTTCATTGGAAATTCAAAGTACTGACAACTTTATCGACTGGGGAAGTTTAAGCGTGGTCTATCAAGATGGTCTTACTTTCAGTAGCAGAAGTATTCCGCAGGGTAGCGGCAACCCAATTGACATTATGAGTTGGAAGTTCTATATGCCTATCTGGATTAGCGGCCCTGCTAAAGTTAGAAAATTAGGTATCATTCATAAAATCATTGCTAGTATCTTTCAAGGCAATGCATTAACTGACATGCAAGATGATGCTCTATTACTCGGTACTAGACAGAAGATCACTCCATATGGATACAAGCTACTATTAATCGGCAATTCATTGCAGATTCTTCCGGCTACTCATATTTTATCTCCTAGCAATAGTTCAACTGATGTACCTGAAAATCCAGACACACAGGTATACTGGACGCCAGTATTAAGTATGTACGGTGCAGTTAAGCCGGGTGTCAGTCAGATGTGGTTACAGAATCCTTTTATGGATACAGAAATTGTAGGTACGATTACATACAACCCCAACGATGATCGATTATTGATATTTGATATTGATCCCGACACATTACCGCAGAACACATTGAATCCAGTTAATAGCGTTATCAACCCACAAAGCAAGGGTCCAAATTTTGGATTGCCTGCAGCGGCAAATGGTCAGCGATATTTAATAGTAGAAGAAATATCTGATTCATCTGAGGCTTGGGGCGTGATAGATGCAAAAGCAAATGATATTATTCAGTACTCGTCTAGTACGGGATTATGGTCTGTGAGTTTTGATAGTGAAGCTACGACTACTACGCAGTACGTTATTAATTTAACTAGTCAAATACAATACCGGTACGCTGATGGCATATGGGTTAAGGCATTCGAGGGTTTTTACGATCAGGGAGATTATTCTATCGTCATCTAATATTGTGATAAATCATAGTATGAGAGACAATATAGCAGCAGGCATCTTCTTCTATGCAAGTGACACTAACAGATTTTTGTACCTGCTTAGAAATGATAGCCGTAACCCGGGTAACTGGGGTATACCCGGTGGTAAGATAGAAATTGATGAAACACTATTCGAAGGTGCGGCTAGAGAATGCATGGAAGAAATTGCGTACTTCCCCGACAATGCTAAATTAATTCCCATACAAAAGTTCATCAACAATACATTCACTTATCATACTTTTTTCTGTAAGGTTGAAAGTGAATTCATTCCGATTCTAAATGACGAACACTGCGGCTATGCGTGGACTGATTACGAACATTATCCCAAACCAATGCATCCGGGATTATTTAACACTGTCAACTTTGATGTAGTTAAAGACAAGATAGTCAAGCTCATAAAAAAAGCCGCTTAATGCGGCTTTTTTGTTTAATAGAGTTAACTATTAAGCGTTTGCAACTTGTAGAGTCTGCCCTGCGATCGGTGCAGCGAATGACCACTGTACTGATGTGTCTGATGCAAACTGAGTACCAGTTCCCTGGGTCACGGTAACGCGGTGAGCAGAGATTTTAGTAACAAAGTATGTTCCACCTTCGCTGTCAGTAGCAGTAATTGTCATCTGGCCTTGGGCAGCAACAGCACTACTTTTTAGTGTGCAATTAGCAACACCGTCTGCTGTGCGAACCTTGAAACGACGGGCACCAACTTGACGAACGATATCACCTAATTTTGCGCCAGCGTCAGTAGTGTCGGCACTAACTAGGATGGCATTTTCTTGATTAGTCGATGAACCGACTGCACCTGAATCAGTAGTTAATACTGCAACTGCTGTCCCGGTTGTTTCTGCTCCGCCATCGCTATCAGCAATAGTTACTGTAGGAGCTGACGTATAGCCAGAACCCTTGTTAGTGACAACAACACTAGTAACTGCATCGGCAGTAAGAACTGCTGTACCAGTTGCTCTCACGCCAGTCGGTAG